CGGGTTGTAGTCCTCCGCACTCATCTCCAGCGTGATGTCGCCGATTAGTTTCTTGATCGTGTCCTCGGTATCCTCATACGGTATCTCTTTGTACGGCCCCACCTTGCGGTAAAACCGTGTGCGGAATGCCGTCTTGCTGGTGCCAAGTCGTTCGCCGCGGTCTACCACGAGGAACTGCCCGTGTAGGTCTTTGTAACCGTTGGAGGCTGGAGTGCCGGTAAGACCAGTCGTCCAGTTAAATTGGTCAGCTATTTTCTTGAACGCTTTGACCCTGTTGGTTGCGCTGTTCTTCATCTTGCTGATCTCGTCCCACACGATGCCGTTAAAAGGCATAGGGCGATTCTTTTTGACAAAGTACGTCTGGAGCGTTTCAGCCAGCCAGCCAAGATTCTCGTAGTTCACCATGTAGACATCAGCAGGACGCAGCAGGGCGCGGGTGCGCTGATCTTTAGTACCCGTGACCATGCTGAACTTGAGGTGCTTGGTGTGTTCCCACTTCGTAGCCTCTTGTCTCCACACTAACCGGATGACGCGAATGGGCGCTACGATAATGACGCTACGCAAAAACTTCGTGTTAATCAGGTGCGTTAGCGTAGTCAGCGTAATTATAGTTTTACCCAACCCCATGTCAAGCCAGAGCATTGACTGCGGACGAACGCATTGGAAGTTGACAGCTTTCTTTTGGTAGTCGTGGAGTAGGTCAGAAGTCAACATACACCACCCCATTGCGTTGCCATCGCATCAGCAATACCTTGGTAAGTCGTACTTCGCAGTTTCCATCTGTCGGGTGATGGGGGCATACGATGAATGCGATCTGATCGACCATCTACAACATTCGTTGGCGTCAATTTGGGTAAGTTTTTAAGCCATAAGCAAGTAGATTTAGTTTCACCGTGACCAAACTGCCAAGGCTGAATAATTTGATCCGGTTTGCGAACATTACTGCTAATAATGCTTATTGGGTTTTCCAATGCAATTTTTGGAATATCAGCATTCATCAGCAATCGAACAAACTCAAGAGCCTCTTGCTGAACACCGCTTTCTTTTTTTGCTGCGAAATGACGGGCACCTGACACTGCAAGATGAGTACAAGGAGGATGAGCAATCATCAAATCCCACCCTTGGTCAAGGATGTCGGTAACATCGCCTTGGTAATGCAAACCCGCTGAGTCACTGGGTAACAAATCACAAGACATGGCAAAGTGCCCTAACCGAGCAAACGCATCACGAACGCGGCCACTGTACTCACACGCTACAAGAACTTTCAACATTCCATCACCATTGCATCAATCATACTTTTACCCTCAGTTATATTGTCAATTACAAACACGATTACATTGTGATTACGCAGTCGATGATGTTCTCGCAGTTGCGCTTCTGTTGGTTTTTGTCCTTCACGCTTGAACTCTACAAACCAGATGCGGCCATTGGAAGCAACAAACATCCGATCAGGTACAGCCATTCGATTAGGACTGGTGAACTTGTACGCCAGCACATTCTTGGATTTGGCGTACTCGCAGACCTTGGCTTCAATCTGTTTTTCCAGCATTGTCTGGCTCCCACCCATCGTTAAATACGCTCGTCCAGTCAATGTCACACTCCTCCAATACTTCTTCCAGTTTTCGCAGGTAGTGCGCTCCCTTGCGAATCTCCTGCACTGACGCATCTTTACTGCCCATACGCATGGTGTACTTCAACGCGCACCCACGGTAATAGCCAATGCGTTGTTCAGTCGGCCAGGTGTCAATCACATCCCACGGTTCCACGGCCATTGCTTTGTAATGATCTCCTCCGACCTGCACATCACGCGCTTTTACGCCAAACTTAGACATAGTTTCTCCACTTCTTGTATGTAGTATTCATAATCCACGGGTAACGTTGCATCTTGTATGTTGTTGCAGACCTGCACTGCCCATCCACTTTCTATAGAAATCTTGCGCCATTCTGTCGGCTTCTTCGCCAGCGGCGGCATCCACTTGTTCAGCGGTTTGCCATCCTTGGCGATGTAATAACGAGTAGTGTTCTGCACTTGATGGTCGCCCCATTGCAAGTAACTAGATCGTGGAATCTTGGCGCGGAGCATAAAATCCATTATGTCCGGCCACTGCTCAACGGTCTGCCTGATAGGTGCATTCTCAACTAACACCTTCTCGGCCACCTTGGCGATTACAAGACCGCCAGCGTTCTGGTGCCACGCCATGTCATGCTCGTACGCACCCTTACGCTTGGTGCCGCCACCCTCGTACACGCCAATGTAGTTGTTGACATCCCTCACCATCATCGACTTGTAAAGGGCTTCTTCCAGATTCAACCCAGTCAACTCCTCCCACCACAGTCGCTTACCCTCAAGCTCTGACTTGCGATTGCGTGGCAACTGCACTGTCAGCCCGTCAGTGTTGATCTGGATAATCTGCAATCCCTCAATCGTCATCAGTTCCTCGGCCAATAAACACAGCAGCAACTGGCCGTTGAGCGTAATCGACATGGTAAACAGCGGGTCATAGAAGACAGAGAACTTATTGTTTGAATCGCCATACACGCCATTTAATGCCAGCTTCAGCATTGCCGACTCAGCCGACTTCTTGGGGTACTGCTTACGCTGCTCAAACAGGTGCTTGTAGATTGCCGTGAACTCCTTGCCCAGATGTTCTGGACAAAACTGATTCACAATCGCTAGGTTCGGGTAGTAACTGGTAACGTCCAGATCAACGATAACCCTGTCAGCATCCGACTCGACTATGGCCGATTCAATGCTGCCATGAATGCCACCCAGTCCGAAAACAAACGTAAACCCGTGAACGGTAGCTTCCAGATCATTGAACACGCCTTTGGTTTCTGTAATCGACTGCGCTTTCAACCAGTTCAGCACTCTGGTGAACTCTGGGCTTTTAAACTCAATCCACGGCAAGATGGCGTCTTTCAAATCAATGACTGGGCGCTTGGTCTGCCGTGGAGTGCGACCCTTGCTCGAGTATTCATAACAAGCCACCCCGACTTCTTCCAGTTTCATCACGAAGTAATCTTTGCCGATCTTCGTGTCGTTGTGATTCATAAAGTCACGATCATACTTGCGCGTCAATTCTTCACGAAACGCGATCATCTCTTTGGTGTGGTGGTAAAACGCTTTGGTCTGCGCGACATCGTGCTGGTTATATCGCTTCAACACCTCAGCCTGCTCACGAGTCAGCACAGTACCGACTGGGAAAGGCAAGTCTGCAATCGTGCTGGAGCGCATGTTGAACTCCAACACCTTTAAGCCTGTTGACCGTGATCGATTGTCGAAGTGGTGGATCTTGTACAAATCAAGCTGCTGCACAAACCGGTCGGACGGGTTCACCTGGTGTACCCATCGGTCTTCGATCGTGTCCTGCGTGTTTATAATGGCCTGTGCCTTGTCGTACAGCGTAATGGCGTCACTGTGACCCATGCGGATCAGTGTGTGCAGCACTGGGTAATCAAAACCAAGATTATTGAACCCGACCATGCGGGCATCAATGTTCTTCAAGTGCTGCAAGAATGCAATGATCTCCCGCGAATCGTTGCGCCAGTCACTAATCTCGAATAGCCATTGAAATGGCGCGTCGGCGTGTTCTACGGCCAACGTGAACACGTTGGGAAATGTCTCAATGTCGTAGATGTAATCACGCATTACTGTTACCTAATAGGTGGGGTACTCGCTGCACTGCTTGCTACACGCAGCATCCGCTTTCCCCCGAGTCAAATTACTGGGTAGTCAAAAACGGAGGCATGCCCATCGCAGGGGAAGCGGGTGCTTGTGCGCCACCAATGGCACTAACCGCACCAAACATGCTAGAGGCATCCACAGCACCTTCACCAAACGCTGTATCGTCCCCTGCAAACTGAACAGCAATCAGATCGCACCGAATGCCGCGACCATGCTTATTCTCTTGCAACCACGGCTTCACAGCAGCATTAACTCGGCATCCACCATACATCTTCCGAGCAGTCTGCTGGTACGCCATCGTATTGTTCGGATCAATCGGGTTACCGTCGGCTTGTATGACCTGCGGGCACGAGTCCCGACCAGCGGTAATATACACATGACCGGCATACCCGTCGTAGGGCTGGAAAGTCTTTTTGTTGAGCTTCTCCTCACCACGGCCAAACGATCGCAGCTTACGATCAGTCTGGATTATGCTCATTACCGCTTGAGCGTGTTCCTTCCACTTCTCCAACGCCATTTCACCATATCGTGTCATGAACTGGTTAAACCCAACATGATCCTGCGGCATGATGAACTCGCAGTTGTAACTAATGCGA